GCTGTCGAATTAAACTCCAAACCCAGAGCCTTTGATAATTTCTCTGCCTCCGAAGTCGGTTTCAAGACTCCCGACAAAATTGCCTTGACGTTTGTAAACGCGACTGAAGTTTGAATGCCGCCCTTAGTCAGCGCCGCAGTTGCCGCTGTAACCTCGGTCAGGCCGATGCCCAATTGCGCCGCGATAGGAACCACGTTGCCTAAGCCTGAGGCCAGTTCTCCAACTGTGGTTTTACCTTCCTTGACACCAGCAAACAGAATATCGCTTGCCTGTGCTGCCGTTAGTCCAGTACCCGCATAAGCGTTGACCGCCGTAGTAAGAACGTCAACCGCAGTTGTAATATCCGTAACGCCGCCCAAGGCTAAAAGGTTTGCGGTTTCCATCATTGCTGTTGCTTCTGCAACGCTGGACGCGCCCGCAGAAATCGCCTGATAATACGCCTGAACTTGCGCTGTTGATGTCGTGCCAAATTGAACCGCCAACCGTGAGGCTTCTTCACGCATAAGCGCCATTTCTTCTGCTGTGCCTTTTAGCAGGGTCGATGCCTCGCCCAATGCCCGATCAAGGTTTATAGCCGCCGAAACACCCTTAGCCAAGGCACCCACCAATGCGGCGCCGAGTGCAGCAGCCCCTAGACGGGCGCTCAACAGAGACGCACCGAAGGATTTTGTGGCCGTGCCGGCCTTGGCCATTGCTGTTTGCGTCGAAGTCCCGATGCCTTTCATTGCCACCTTGGTCTTTGTCGCCTGCCCGTTAATTGATCCAAGCTCAGTCTTGACGACTCGCGCGCCGGTTATTGCACCGGATGGATCAATTTCAATTTCAATCCTTGCCATTATTTGATCCTTGGGTTTGCCGCCGTGACGAAAGCCGCGTCCATCGCTTGAATCAGTCTAACGCATCTGAGCCTTTGTGCAAAGTCATTCACGCCACAAACGTTTAATGCCTCAGTTATGACCCGCAAATCAAGCATGTCGTAAATTATATATTGCGAGTCTTTATGGAACCGCATGGAAGTTTGGCGACTGGAAGCGGCCATGAAGAACAATTCCCACGCTAAAAGCAGCCCATCCGTCAGGACAGGCCGCGATTTCAAGGATGGTGTTAGTTCGCCGCTTTCAATCGACACCTTAACAAGAAACTCGAATTTATCGCCCCACTTTATTTCCCAAAGAAGGGCGTCCGTTAGTTTTTTGCTGCGTCCTCATCCGCCTGCTTCGTAAAGTTTGCAGCGTTGGCGCAATCATCAACCAACGTGGCGAATATAGGCAGCATAGGATCAGCCGAAAGTAGGGCGATGAATGTTTCGCGTGATGGCTTGATGTTTTTGCCTTCGGATTTAATCGTGGTTGTCCACGACATAACTACCGTGTCAAACCACAGGCCCAAAGTGTCAGAAAGCAACTCATCGCCTGACGGTGTGTATCCGGTTTTCGCTTGGATTTCGCGTCTGCGATTCATTTTCTCCGCAGCCTTGCGAAACTCGATATTGTCCTTGCCCGTACTGCGAGCGCGAATGTGAACTTTGCCGAACCCTGTCGAATATTCGAGTTCAACGCCAACTTCCGTGGCGATGTATGGGTCGGCGGGGACGTAGCCATCTATCTGCATGTTTCATTCCTTTGTCGGGTTGGTGGGGACAGCAGGCCCGACCCCACTGCCCCCTATCCTGCGCGCAGAAACTTTATTCGGGGTCTGCCTCTTTAGTCGCTTTTACAGCGACTAAACCTTTTTCAATCAGCTTGCTTTCAGTAACAAACTTTGCGGTTAACTCAACAGTCGTGCCTGATCGGTACGCGACTGCCTTTTTTCCGTCTGGGTATCCGGTAAAGTCTTGGATGATTTCAGCCTTCATTATACCACCGCGCGAGTGATTTTCATGGTGCCAACTGTGGCGGCATCATAAATAGCTTGAAACTCAACATCGAACGCAACATCTTGACCGTTGCCCCCGCCGATTGGATCACCACCAAGGAAGCGCACTGCCGGAAGCTCCAACAGGTACTTTTCGCCAGTAACCAGACCGAGCGGAATAGTGATGGTTGCGCTATCGTGGTCCCGAATTGCGTTATACAATTCAATGTTGGTGAAATAGCACGACAAGGTGCCAGTGACCTCAAAACGGCCAACGGCAACGCCCGCCAAGTCATTCGATCCGACCTGAGTTTGCTCGCGGTTGTTTGACGCGATATTCAGGCTAACGCCGCGAATGGCTGGAAGCGCAGCAATGCCACCGACCGCAATCGTGCCGACGTATGTGCCGCTTGGCATGATTTCATTCGTATTGGCCGCAACGTATGTGGCCCCCGTGATGATTGCAGCCGCGCCATCATCAACGCCCATGCCCATAATTTCGAACCCAGCTTTGATTGCGCTTCGGTCTGAAATGTCCAGTGACATGCTGTTGATGAAACAACCACGATACCGCATGAAACTATCGGTCGCGCCTTGTTCAGCAGTCTTTTCAAACGTGAACGATTTGCGAGTGATGCCGTTGATGAGAACATTCGTTGACCACGCAGAACGAAACAGACCCTCAAGCAATGCGTCGTAGGTGCCATAGGACAGTTCGCCCTCAAAGCCGCCGGATATGCTGTCGCCAGCATGGATCACGTCTGTGAGGTTTTTGCTTGGTGTGACTTCGGCTGAAATCACAGTGTTTTTGGTCGCCACAATGCTTTCACCAGTATACCGCAATATCTGAAATGCGGGGGTTGCTGGCGTGACGCCTTCTGTGACCTCAGCGATGTATGCGAGGCGCATACCGTCGGCTTCTGCAATAGTCATTCATTCTCTCCTTCGGTTTACGCTTCAAATGCGTCTCTTGTGAATGGAACAATTACATTCAGTGAATAAAAAGGCGCTTCCTGAAGCGTATTCTGAAGGTAAGGTATTCCACATTTAACTGTTGCCAGCGTGTTATTTATATACGCTGTTTTGATGGTCTCTGCATAGCCCCGCGCTGTTATGGAGCCAGCGCCCCCTGCTGTGCGGATTTTAAAGACTACAATTCCTACATATCGAACCAAGTTTGAACCCGGCGCGCCATACGAGGCTTGGAACGCATTGCCGCTTAGAATCGTCATTTCAATTGACGGAGCGACCGCATCAAACCTCTGGCCATCATAGCCGACAGGGACGCCGACAGGGCCGGATGCTTCAATCACTGCCTCAAGTTCTGAGCGTTCTGCGTCATAACTCATTTGAGCCTCGCGTCAATTTCAGCCACGGTCAGACCCAGCATGCCAAGCGGCGCCTTTTTTGACCAACCGCCCTCAAGGGCTTCGATATATGGAACGTTATTTTGAACAAACATGATCGAATAGGGGTCTTGATCTGCGGCGATGACCGCCAACCCCGTTGATATTGTAGTGTTCCCAACCTTATCATAGCTTTCGACCCACGACGTGTCGGGCGAACCGACAGAAACGATGGTGTTGCTTTTCGCCAGCCCCGTATCGACGGGCATCTTCCCTGTGATTCCGGTCAGACCCATTACGGCAATCTCGTGCTTTTCGGCCAAGAGTTCTTTCTTGGTGAGCGATTCAAGCTCCCTGTTGGCTTGGATCAGAAATGAATTAGGTTTATTCATGCCGCCACCACCTCGAAAAAGGTTCCAGCGCCAGCAATATCGCCAACGGCCTTGATGGTGCGCGCAATGCTGTCAACCGTGACAGTCCAGCCAACGTCAGGAACGCTTGTAAATCCTTCAAGGTAAATCAGCGTGTCATCTGGTCCTGTTACATATGCTGGGAATGCCGAAGCGATAGCCGCCCGTGTGCCAATCATAGCCCGACCGCCTGTAAACACCGTTTCCACAGTATCCCACGAGCCTGTCTCCGTATTATAACCGCTGATGGCCGAGGTTATAGTTCCGTAATCTAATGATTCGGTTACGGCATCAGAAATCAACCCCATGTCATCAAAATCCGTTGCTGTCGCGGTTATGGCACCGAAGTCAAAAACCCCGACGCCCCGTGTCAATTTTGATGCCGTTGCTGTAAATACAACGCCAGAAATCGCCGCAGCGGCGCCGTTAAATGCCGCAGCCGAAATTGTGGCTACTGTGGTCATGCGAACACCCTTTCTCTTGGTGTTATTGTCCATCCGCCGCTTGACGGAACCGTCCTGACATCAAGTCGAGCATCTACTCGACAGCGACAGTTCACAACTTCATCCGGCCCCGCGCCAAGGCTTGTGTCGTGTGGGTATAGCATCCTTGCGCCGCTTGGCGATACAAAAGGCGTGTTGATTCCCGAAACCGTCTGGCCGTCCATTATCGAATGAGTGTGCCTAACCCGATCATCGCCGCGTGAATTCCACTTGCGAATAATTTGCTCCTCACGAATAAGGCCAGTGTCCACGACCTGCTTCATGGATTCGATCACGCCAGCATTCGCAGACTTGAACGCCTCATGCTGCGCCACAGTTTTTGCTCGCACCATCAGTTGCCTTTGCGCGTATCTGTCTGCGATTTTCGCCGCGTCCTTGGCGCTCATCGCTTTTCCCGTTTTGATTACTTCCCTGACACGTCCGTCCATTCGCGCATCCCTAGCCTTGTGCGTCAGATAGGCCCGCAACGCAGTCTTGTCATTGCTCGCAAGCGCCCGCTTTACGGAATCGAGTGTGGAAACCTGCGGCCTGTTAAGCCCCAGAACGCCGCCAATGCGCTTGCCAGTCAGCGGATTGATTCGCCCCGCAAGGTCTAACGCAATTGCTTGGTGTGTTTTTCCTGCATTTAGGCCAGCGTTAATCACATCAGAAACAATAAATCTCTGCTCGCGCGCAATGACCTCAATCACAGCATTTACCTGCCGGACAATGAAGTCGCGGGCTGTCGCCGCCTCTGCATTGAACCTGATTGCCGTTCTGCCACCGCTGGAAGGGCGTCGGAGACGCGGCAGGCCCGATGCAAAGCGAACCCCGCCAAGAATAAAGGATGCCACTATAGCGGCCCTTAGAGGCGCATAGAAGTCACCTGTCAAGTGGAGTGCGGCAATCGCGTCCTCAATTCGCCCCTCACGCAATGCTTTAGTGATTGTGGCCAAGCGAAATTCCGAGCGAATGTCGTTGATGGATTCGAGAAATGCCCGCCCGATTTTAGGCTCCATTTCCTCAATTACAGCACGAATGTCTTTGTCGAGTTTTGTGGCCATTTTTCAGGTCCAGTACCAAGTGGCACCGCCGCCCTGTGAGCCATCCAAAAGGTCGGCAAGCAGCCCCTCAATAACGCCATAAGTCGTACCGGCAGTTGCTCCATCCATGTATTCGACTGAAACAGGTCCGGCTTGTGTGCGCTTGATAGACCCGCCCCTTGCGGCATCTGCAAAAAGTCGCGCCGAAACGGCTCTGCCTGCAAGCTCAATTGATGCTGTAACGATCTGCGGTGGCAAGTTGGGAAGCGCATACCCAGACGAGTCAAGAGCGTCCGTGCGCGGCCACAGAAGCCCCTGAACGTAGCCTGCGCGGTCGCCCCGATATGATTTGCCGTACTGGCCGTCAAGATAAGCAGAGGCCTCGCGCAATGCGCCTTCCTTGAAAGCAGTGGTTGCTGCGGTCCAAGCGGTATAAAACGCAGTGTGGGTGCGGTTGTTCCAATACGCGTCAGCCGCAGCCTCCGTCGCATAGCTTTCAGCGCCAACAATTCCTGCACCAGTCTCAACGGTAAGGCTCATGATGTTGCGCTCCTGTGTATTTCGACCTTGCCTTCACGAACGCGAGTAACAGAACCCGCGCCGGATACAATTTCCAAATCATAGATCAGAAACTCAGGCGACTTGTATGTTTTCCCAGTCATAAGGTCGGCCAGATCACCCGTTGTCAAAAGCGCGTCAGTCTGTGCCGCTGTCATGCTCTTTGTGATCGTCCCCGCCGCGCCGCCCAAAGCAATCGTGCCGCCGTTCGCGTCTGACCCTGTGGATAAGTAAGCAATGGCGCTGCCGTTATATGTTCGCTTCACTGACATTCGCGCTGTATATCCCGACAAATCAACCGCTGAACCAGCCGAATCTAGATAGGTATCAACGTGCGACCAAGTCTCGCCCTGCCTAATTCTCAGATTTTGCTGGATGGTTGTCATTTATTTATGCCTTTTCTGCGTTTTTTCACAGGCGCACGTTCTTCTTCTGGCTCGTCATCGTCAAGAAAAACCTCAACATCCTTGTTTTCAAGCGGGTTCATTATCTTGTTTTCAAAGACTGGCTTGCTTGGGGATTCATGACCGGCCCCAACAATATAGCCCTCAGCGACAAGCCCAGCGACTAGATGATTCGGGATGGAAGGTTCGTCACCTACCTGAACAAGGATGGCGGTTGTTCCGTCCGCAGAATATAAGAACATTTTTAGTGCATGACATTTCAGCATGACGTTTCCTCTTGGCTTTAGTCACAGTTTAGCCGATCACGACCTCAAAGGTTCTGGTCTTGACGTTGCCGCCTTGGCGTTTATAGATGACCGTATTAACCATTGCCTTATCCTTGGGTTTCTCCGCTCATGTGCGGATTTGGATGTTTGCTGTGGTTGTATCGGGCTTCCACTTGTTCTGCTGTCGGGAGTTCTTTTGGTTCGAAAGTCACTTTCGTGTGGCCGGGTTGAATGTCCAGTACCACCTTTACGGCGTCATATCCATAGAAGTGTGCATCATGGCCTTCGATTGTGTCAAGTAATGAAGTGTTGTCCGGCACCCCGATGCGAATGCCCCTAGCTGATGCCATCCCCAACCAGAACTCAACACAGGCGCGGCCTTTTTCAGCATGATACGCATTTGGGTAGCTGAAATCACAACCGAATAGATTGATTTCCTCAACTCCGATATGAACTGCATAAGCGACTGCATAGGCAGCAGTGCTGTTGAAATACCCCTGACCAGTGCTGTTTATTACGTCCTCAAGCGGAAATTCAACTAATCCCGAATAGCCCTCGACAAGCTGGCTGGTATAAATCGGCCCCTTGTGGGTCTTCATCCAGTCAAGCATCGTTGATATATTTGATTTCGGCACAAGCCTTGCGCGGGCTTCCTGCACCCTCACATCATCCATCTGAAATACACGGTCGCATTGAATTACGTCGCCTAGCGCGTTGATTGCCCATACCTCATCAGTAAATGCTTTGCGGCCACCGAGACGTTTGACGTAATCGACATACCGTTCAAGCGATGGCCCTAAGCCTAAAATCGTGACACGCTTTGGCGCTGCAACCTGATCCGGTGCTGGCTTTGTGAGGGCCTTGACCGGACTTGGTTTTGCCGCCTTTAATGATGCTTTGTAATGCGAGTGCGTATGTTCTTTTCTAACACAGACTGCAATCATTGTGCGACCCAAGTTTGCCGCAGCGCGGCCATAAACAGCTTCGGAGTGTGGGCCTTCCTGCCCTGCCCAATGTGTTACATCCCAGCCGCTTTCGTTGAGAAGTATTTTAAACTGTGCCTTGGTGTAGTGGCGATAATGAAAAAGAATTTTTTCTTTATGCGGAAACACTTTTTCATTCGGAACTGACGCAATAAGTGTCTTAGACACACGAGACATTTGGCGCAGCAATACAGCAGGCTCTTTGATGTGCTCAAGGGTTTCAAAGCAAGTGATGCAACCGAACTGGTCTTTGGCGAAATTCGCTGACCAGTCTGACGTAGCCTCAACAACTTTGAAAAGCGGGTTCTGGAACATTTCATCACAGGTATAGTGCCTGCGGGCATATGCAATTGCTTCAACACTTCGATCCAGCGCAAAAACCTTGTAGCCGGATTTAGCCATCATATACGCGCCATAGCCAACGCCACACGCAAGGTCAAGAACGCTCTGAGGCGCTAGGGCGTCGCCGGCCATAACCTTGTTGGCGAACTCGTAGCGGGCAACGTGGTCGCGCCGTATTCCGTCCAATGTAGGAGAAACTTGGCGTTCACCGTTACGGAGTAGTTCATCGGCAAGTGCGGCTTGAATTTGTTCTTTGGCGGTCATTGGGATCGGGCCTTTGACTATGAGGGTTGGATTAGTACAATCAGCCTAATTCAAAGGGCCGACAATTCCAATCGTTTATTTCGAATTAAAATGGCGCGGACCTTTTCAGATACCGCGCCAAGTCCAACAGTTCAGCAGGGAGAGCCTGAACTATCAGGTTACAGGCATATCACGGGCATGGCTGCGAATGACATTTACGCCAATCGGAGTGCCAGCGGTGACTGTAGAGGACACCTTGGCTTTCAGGAATTGCTTTGATCCGATATAGCCAAGCCGCTTGGTGATGTTCTCAGTCGAGTTGTCAACCCGAACTGCCGCAGCGACTCCAACCAACAGCTCGGTGCTGATAAAGTCAGCGTCAGCAACCGAAGTGAACGTGCCGTTTGATGTCGTGCATTCAGTGACCAAAGCCGTAAAAACTGCGTTGGTTGCCGTGATGGCCCCATATGAAAATTCGATTTCAGCGGCTTCAAACCCGCTAAGATCAATGACTGAGGACGTTTTGCCTGTGCCGGTCGTACCGACCGCAATGGGGCATATCGCCCGAATGATGCTGATGTTGTTGTGAAGGTCTTTCATTGTAGTTCTCCAAAAAGAAAGGTGAGTTTAGAGCCGCGCCATTTCAGCGCGGCCCGTTAGACTTATGCCGAGCAAGTCAATGTGCGGATGGCTTCCGCCAGTGTCACCTGACCGCCAACACGCTTTCGCATGATAAAGCGAACATTGCCGCTAGTAGCTTGGGTGTAGGGGTCGCGTAGCATTTCCATCTGGATGCGATCTACCCATGTATAGGCGCGCCGGAAGTCGCCGTAAGCCACTGGCTTCAAGCCCGCGCCCTCAGACGGCATGTCCGTCAACTCCTGATATGGATCGCCATCAATGGTATTTGGCTTGCCTGCGGCAATACCGGTAATCCACAAATACTGATTGTTGCTGTCTTTCAGCTTCCGTACCGATCCGAGCGTCGTGCGGTTCATTACGAAATTCGCATTGCGCGTATAGCTCGTTTTGATCGCATGTTTGAGGGTAAGAAGGCCGTCTGCGGTAACAGTTGTCGCCGCGCCTGAGTTGGTTGTCGCCACACCGGCAGCGGTAGACATAAAGCCTTGCGGCTTGCCGATACCGTCACCAGTAACAAAGGCAGTCCCTTCTGCAACCGCAAACTGTTCGACCGATTCTTCGGTGATTTCAGCTTCCATGTTGAACCCAGAATCTTCCAGCATTTGGTTGCTGATGTCTATCAACGCATAGAATTCATGGGTTGGGATTTCCCACATGCCGTATGTAAGGCCGGTGGTTTCAGCTTTGGTGCCTTGTTCCGCGACCCAAGCGGCGGCAAACTGGCCGGTACGCTTTGGAATTTGGATTGCCTTGGCAGCAGTCTGGCGAACACGGGCCAGTGAGCGAACAGGCGACATTTCGGTTTCGCCCTTGATGATTTCCCGAACCAATTCAATCGGAGCAAGATAACCACCAGCGGTATCTGTCGAAACCGACAGGGACTTGTATTCGGCCCTGATGTCTTCCAGAGTTTTGCGCTCGACTTCCGAAAGATTCGGAATACCCATCAGGTGCGCGTTAACAACGGCATGGCCCCAATCACTTACGCGGCCTTCTTTGCTTTCCGGCGCAGCATTGCCGACAGACCGCTTTACTGAAAGTTCAAGCGCGTCGTATTTCTTTTCAAGGTCCGCCAGAGCGGTCTTGGTGGCTTCAAGCGAAGTCAGCTTTTGATTGGCGGCTTCGTGAAGATCAAGGGTTGCGTTAATCCTGCTCAGCTTTTCTTCGATAAGCGGGTCGGCGCTGCCTTTGGCTTCGATTTGAACCAAGCGCGCGTCATTGACCGACTTGAATTCTTCGAATGCCGACATCACAGTCTTAATGGCATCTTTTGTTTCGTTAACTTCCATTTTGTTTTCCTTTAGAACGAGGTTGGAATTAGCCGCGCAGTAATTGCGTCAACTTAGTAAGAGCGTCAGTGACGCCCTGATTGTCCGCAGCCTCGCGCTGTGCAATCCTTTTGACCTTGGACACGAAGTCCACGGCCTCTTTCCGGCTAAAACCGCCCTCTGCCTCACGCAGAAGTTTTTCAGCATCGGATAAACTTTGAATCTCTGTGACTAGTTCACTGAACGACTTGACGCCCATGACCATCGCTTGATCGTTCATTGGGAACGGAACAATGGAAATTTCCTGCAATGACACTTTGTTCAATTCGCGGATTCCGGTCATTCGATCTGTGTTTTCTTCCTTGGTAACGTAGCCGATAGACATGGCGTCCAGAGCGCCAGCCAGCAATAGTTCGTGGGTTTCACGTCCGAGTTGCGTCTTTAAAATCAGCTTGCCTTTGACATAAAGGCCCGTCGCGTCACTTTCTGCGCTGTCCCAAGTGCCGACAATTTTTGTTGTGTCGTGGTGGACAAGCATTTTGATTTTCTTGGCGGGCCGCGCTCTCAGACTTTCGTCAAATGCGCCTGCAACAATAATGTCGCCGCCCTTATCAACATTGCCGTAGGTTGCGGCATAGCCCTCAAATTCCCCTTCGTCATTCAGCATTTTTTGGCTGAGAAGTAGCGGAGTTGAGTTCTCACCCCGAAAGACGCTTTCTTTGATGTTCATGTGATCCACCTTATTTTACCACTTCATCTTGCGTTGCGTCGGGGATTTCCATTTCAGCATACATACTGTCTAAATGCGCTGTTGCCGCAGCCAAAATTTCGGCCTCTGTCGTGGCCATCGGGTAAAGGCCAATTGACTTTGCGTAGCGAACAAGCGGCGTGTAACCCATTTTCTCCACCCCGTTTATCAGCGCAGTCAGCACAGAGGCGTCAACTTTGTTGACAGAATTAACAGGTCGCGGGCCATATTGTAAAGCAATTCGTGCTTCGTCTTGATCTATGACCCCACTTTCCAAAAGTTGAACGGTTGATTTGCGCTTTGATTCACGTCGTGGCTCAAGTGCTGAGATACCATCTTCGTCGATACCAAGCCGCAGCCCATCACCGAACATTGGCGTCAACCAGTTGTTTAATTCATCAAGCCCTTGATCTAAAAGCGGCAAAACCGTCTGTTCCCAAAGCTCCAATTTGGCCTCTGAAATATTGTTGTAAGTCGATTCGCCCTTGACAACCAAAGCAGGCGGAATTCCATAAGCGATGCAAATATCTCGTGCCGCGTCGTCTTTGCCTTCGCCAAAGTCCATGTCCCTTGGCGATAAACCCATTTCGATCCAGTTGACATTACCGCCAAACACAAAAGGCTTGCCCGCGTTATTCGGCCCTGTGCGGTCCATAAGCGCCTTTTCTGCGTCCTCAATGACCTCTTGCGGTGCCGCCTGCTTAACCCCGCCGCCGGTATCGACAGGCTCGAACACCAAAGCCCCACTCGCCCGCGCGCCGTTATCCAGCAACGCTTTGTTATGCGCCGCCGCAGCGTTAAACCGATCAACCCCAAATGCCGCAGCCTCCATGTCGCTCAAACCATACCAATCATCTGTTGGGTGGAAGTGACGCATGTGCAGGATTTCTGACCGCCCAGATGTGAAATCGACTTCCCATCTGATTTTCTTGCCGCCAATGCTGTATTCGTATGCGTTGGGAAGCCCTTGCGCGCCGGGAATAACTTTCATTCTGTCAGGCCGCAAAACCCAAAGCTCCTTTGGCGCGCCGCCTATGCTGACAACCTCAAGGTATGAATTTCCCGAAATGCTCAGGTAAGCATAGAACGCCTCAAACAGCTTAGCGCCGCCATTTACGGGGTTGGGTCGAGCCAACAAGTCAAGCAGCGGATGGGTTTCGATTTCCTTACCCGCCTTGTCATACAGGACAAGCGGTGCTGACGCGGCCGAACCGGCAATTAATTTTATGCAGCGGTGCGCCACGGAGTTCATTACATAGCCTTCTTTTGCAAAGGCTGTGTAATCGCGCTTAGACCAGACGGGTTGACCTACGGTATGCTGAGAAATAATAACGCCAGCACTGGACGCTTTTGTCTCGGCTGAATTCGTAAACGGCCAGAACTTCATCCTTATCCTCCAATTCGCTTTCCGCCGACATTCCACTCAAACGGTCTCGGCGCCATGACCAATTCGTTGAAGGCTCTGGTAGCCGCGTCAACTTGGTCTTTGTATTTACCTACAGGAAAACTAGTCAACTCGTCCAGAAACTCTTTGTTCCAATCTCCAGCAACTATTTTTACGTTTCCGGCTTCACATTGCGCCTCCAGTGGTTCAGCCCGTGAAGATTTATCTCCGCTTTCCGGCGATGCGCGATAATTGAATGCCGCCAACCTGCTTATCAGGTCCATGACCTGCGCCTTGCCTGCCTGTCCGGGGTCTTGAGGTATTGACCCGCGAACATTCCCGAACATGGCAACGTCCTGCGATGCCGTGTTTACCAAAAGCATTCTGACCTTTTCAGCGGTTCCTTGAATGCGCCTTGCGTCCTGAAAATAAAACATCCCTTCCGGCGATTTGCCGAGCAAGACGCCAGCGGTCCATGCGCTGTCCTTCTCATCTGATGCTGCCAAGTCCCACCCGCGTATCCATGTGCAGCCAGCAGGCGCAGCGGAAACAATCTCGAACCACTCTGTTTTAAACTGGTTGCCGCCCGCTATTGTTGGTGATTGCTGATAAAGTGCCTCCCAATTCCCCCGCGCCATCAAGCCGCGACGTTGTTCCAAGAACGCAAGCGGCTTGTGCTCAGGAAACAGCGCCTCGCCCTCATTGCGATGTTCCTCATCCTCGGTGGCAACGGCCTTGTAAAGCAGAGTCTTAATGCTTGGGTCTGCTTCGATTAGCCGCCCGAATGGATCGTCAACATGCCAGCGCGTCATAATTCCCAGCATTGCGGCATGGTCTGCAAATCTGGTCATAAAGTCATCGGTCAGCCAGTCGTAGGTTTTGTCCCTGATTAACAGCGAACGCGCTTCCTCATGGCCCTTGATTGGATCGTCAATAATCCCAATGTCCAACCCCTCGCCCGTGATTGACCCGCGCACCGTCGTATTTCTGAAAAACCCGTCGCCACCATGGAACTCAATAATTTCCGTATTTCTCAATTTTAACCGATCGGTGTTCGCTGGAAGCCCCGTATCAGGGAATACCGACTTGAACTGATTCGATTCCATGATGCGCTGAATCTGCAAGTTCGCCCGTGTTCCAAGCCTGCCTGAAAAGCTGGCGTAAATCGTTCTAAGTTCTGGGTGCAGGCCGGAAACCCATGCGATAAAATCAACAATCATCATTGACTTGCCGTGTTGAGGCGGCGCTTGGATCAAAAGTTTTGGACGTCTGCCGCTTATAAAATCCAGATAGAATTGCTGTAAGTGCTGTGCCGCGTCACGCTGCCACCAGCCAAGCAATAGCTTGGGGTGCATATACTGCCGGAAAGCCCAGAAACTCCGACGGGCCTGCAAAGCGGCCAAGGCTTCCAGAAGATCAATGTCGCCATTATTCTTCAAAGATTGTTGCTGGTAGCCCACGGCGCTCGAG